CGAGCGTGATGGCCTCGACCACCGCCGGCTCCTGGGCGTGCCGGGCGATCTCGCTGATCACGGCGGACTCCAGGCGGGCGGCGGGGATGTACGGCTGGCTGCACGCCGCCTTCCCCTGCTTGATCCGTCGGGAGCATGCGTAGTAGCTGAACCGCTTCTTCGCGTGGCCGACGGGCCGGGAGACGAAGGTGGGAGTGAGCGCGGCCCCGCAGGAGCAGAATGCGAGGCCACGGAGCAGCGCCCCCGACTCGTACCGGACCGCCCAGGTGTGCTCCCCGCCGTTGGCCTGTAGCCGCTCCTGCGTGGCCTGCCACGTGGCGTGGGGGACGATCGACGGATGCTCGGCCTTGAACGCCTCCCCGTCGACCACGGTCCTCGCGACGTAGACGGGCGAGGAGAGCACACGGTGGACGCTCGACTTGCTCCACGCCACGCCGCCCCGCTGCCGGCCATCCCGCGTCGGCGTGACCTTCGTCGTCCATCCCCGACGGTTCATCTCCTCGGCCGTGTCGATCAACGACCCGGTCTCAAGGTACAGAGCGAAAGTTTCCTTTACGCGCTGAGCCTCCACCGGGTCCGGCACGAGTTTCCCGGCCACGAGAGCGTAGCCCCAGGGGGTCACGCCACCGCACCATCGACCACGGCGGCGCGCGGCTCGAACCTTGTCACGGGTCCTGGCCGCGATCGTCTCCCGCTCGAGTTGCGCGAAGACCCCGACCAGGTGGAGCGTGGCCCGGCCGATCGGGGTGCTCGAATCGAAACTCTCGTTCACCGACGCGAAGGCGACGCCGTGCTCCTCCAGCAGTCCCAGGAGGGCCAGTAGGTCGCGCAGATTCCGCGAGAGCCGATCGATGCGATGAACGAGGACGAGATCGACATGCCCGGCCCGGATGTCGCCCAGGAGTCGCGCCAGGGCCGGCCTGTTCGCGTTCCCGCCGCTGAAGCCGTTGTCGGTGTATGCGTCAGGCAGCGCCCGCCAGCCGGCACTCGCACGGCTCTCGATGTAGGCCCGGCAGGCGGCCACCTGGTGGGCGATGCTGTCGAAGTCGCTGCCCGAGCGATCCGCCTCGCTCAGGCGCGCGTAGGTCGCCACGCGGACGGCCGCCGGGGCGGACACGGGCGTGCCGTGCCCGTTTCCGTGCCCGTTCCCCCGCCGTGTCGGAGCCGCGATGCTTGCCACTACCGCCCTCTGCCCTCGGGGAGCCGGACCGTGCCCTTCCTCACGCCCGCGTGGGTCGGGCAGCCCCTCTGAACGAGCCCCCACGCCTTCCTCGCCTCCCGGTCGAACACGGCCCGCGAGAGATGGTCGAGCGTCCCGTGGTGAAGGCCGTCCCTCATGACTTCTTCCACTTCGTCCGCACGGTCCTCCGGGCAGCCCGTGGCCTGGACGATCGCGGCCTCGTAGGGGGTCATCACGCGCCCCCTTTCTCGGCCGAGCGGGCCACGGCCTTCCTCGCCCCGAAGCCGCAGGCGAGCGCGTGCTTCCGGCAGAGGGCCATGAGGCCGTCCTGCGTGTGAACCTCCCCGTGCCAGTGACCTCGCCGTTCGTCGCCCTCCGCTCGACACGGGTTGTGGACCGCCTCGGCCGCGCAGCCGGGGCGCTCGCACCGCCGACCGAGTGGGCGTCCCTCGGGTAGCGGTTGACCGTTCCATCTCGTCAGCATGGTCCGGTCTCCTTCCCCGACCGCTCCGCCGCCCTCCGCGCGGACGCGATCCCGCGCAACGTCTCCCTCAGCCGCCCGATCTCGGCGCACCGGATGTCGATCGCCGGGCCGCTGGCCTGGACCTCCCCGACGCTGTTCACCACGTACTCGGGATCGCCCTCGACCGCCTCGGCCAGCCACGCCAGGCGCTGCGCGAGCCCCCGGACGTCGTGGACCAGTTCCCGCTTCGCCCAGATGATCTCCGCCTCGGTCTCGGCCTCGACCATGGCGAGCGGGTCGGCCGCCTCGTACGCCTCCATCGCGCGCGCCTTAGCGGCGTGCCACGCGGCGTCCAGGTTCGGGGTCGTCGTCATGGCCGATCTCCTTCCGCGTGGAGCGTCTCGCTCGCCTGCTCGTCGCCGAGTAAGGCCGCGACTCGGAGCAGGTCCAGCCGGGCTTGCTTCACGTCACCCACGTAGGACCAGTACCGGGGCTCCGCCGCCTGCCGCGCCGCGTGAGCGTCGAGTGCGGCCGTGATGCGGGCGACGGCCACCCGACACGCTTTCTGGTATTTCTGGTATGCGCGGTTCGCGTCGGTCATTTCTTGCCCTTCGCTTTCTGCGCGCGGGGCTTCACGAGCCCGAACCACGCGGGCCCGCTCACGTGGCTCCCCGAGATCTCGCAGGCCAGCGCGCTGAGCGACTTGAAGAACCGCCCGCCGAACTCGAACTTCCCGCCCTCCATCACGACGACCGTGATCCGCTTGCCCTTGTATTCGCGCACCAGTTTCACGCCGGGGCTCAGTGTCGCCGGCTTCCCGGACTGCGGCCCGTTGATCAGGGCCTCGGCTCGCGCGCGGCCGCGCACACGCTTGGCCTTCTTCGTCTCCGTCGACGCCGCCACCGCGTCTGCCTCCGGCTTCGCTCCCTTCTTCTTGCTGCTCATTGGTGTGCCTCCTCAGGCCGTTGGTTAGTTCGGCCTCTCACCAATGAACGCTTGGCTCGGCCTCTCAAAGCCACTGAAAGAGAGCGGCCCGGAGCAGATTCTTCGAGGCCCGTATCTCCCGAGACGTGGCGGAGTTTCGCGATCTCCCCGGCCCGAGGGGCGAGAAGGCGGAGGTACGCGCGGGCCAAGAGAGCCGCGAGGGCACGCGTTCTCTCCTCGGCCGTTAGCGGCGCGGGACCGGCCACCGAGGGAAGCCTCTCGTGGTTCGAGGACGGCCACGCTGCGGGCAGGATCACGGGCTCCCTGCACTCCCGGTCCCCGCGAGGACCTCCCTCAGCCGCCCTAGGATCGCTGCCTCGAACTTGGCGGCCGTCGCTCGATCGAGAGGATGGTGCAGCGGATGCGGGCGACCCGTGGCGCTCAGTTTGCGCGGGAACGTGAGGAACAACTGCCCCGACTCGTCGCGGCGCACCGCGATGTCGTTCAGCAGGACATCGTGATATCGCACCGACGCGTAGCCGATCAACCCATCACGGGCGTCGGGAACGAACCGGATGCGGACCTCGCTGATCTCAGCCATCGCTGTCAGTCTCCTTCTCGGCGCTGTGGAACCGTTCAGCGGGGATCGTCACGCGCGCGGCGGCCCACCTCCCGAGCGGGGAGTCGGGAGGGATGATCCTCGCGGACAGCGTCTTCTTGATGCAGTGCGCCGCACGGACGAGCGCCGGCTGGTTTCGGAGCCGTTCGACCTCGCGGAGTTCGTCGGGCAGATAGGCGACGAGGTCTGGATGCGCGCGCTCGGCGTCCTCGAGGTTCTCCGGGTGCGGCACGAGCAGGATGGCCTCGCCGCCCAGCACCTCGGGCCTGTCGACGCTGATCCACTTCGTCACGTGCGCTCCGACACTCATCTCACCATCAGCCCTTCCCTCGGATCGCGTACGGTGTTGCCGACCATGCGGTACCGCCAGAACGCGCGGAGGAGACACAGGGTCGCGGCCCGCGCGTGCCGCCGGTCACTCGCGAACACGACCGGGACGCGGTACTTGACGCACCACGAGAGGAGCGTGCGCACGGCCGCCCTCGGGCTCATGCAGGTGAACGCTGGTGCGCACAGGAAGTCGCGGAGCGACGCCTCGACCACGACGGCGCCGAACTCGAGCCGGGCTAGCCGTTCCATCTCGCGCTCGAACCGCGCCCGCTCCTGCCCGAGGCACTTGTAGGCGTCCTGCTTGCTCTTCCTCTCGACCGCGGCGCGGCCCTCCGCCCCAAGCACGCTGTAATCGCCCGTCTCCAGACGAGCGACGACGGCGCCCCGGTAGCGGTAGGGCCGCTGCTCGCGCGCGTCGATGACGATCGGGATCTCGGCCGGTTCAGAAGGGCGGCTCTTCCTCGTCCCCGCCATCGTCCTTGGCCCCCTCCGCCTCCGCCCGCTCGTAGCCAGCGAAAACGACGCGGTTGCGGCTCCGCTCCTTCCCATCGGAGTCCACGTAGTCCTCGACTTCGACCCGGACCCGGCACGCCTTGCCGATCAGCAATTCCGACGAGAGCATGACCTTGCTGGTCACGTCGATCCCGAGGCGGGAGAGGACCAACTTCGCCCGCTTCATCGCCTTCTCGGAGAACACCAGGTTGTCGAAGATGTACCTGCCCCGGTTGGGACCGGAGACGACCACCAGGCGAACCTTCAACATGCGGTCCCCGCGGTTCGTGCGGGTCTCCTCGACCGTGTCGATGCGGCAGGGGTAGGTCCCCTCGGGGAGCGGAGTGAAATCCGTGGCGTCCTCGACGCCGGAGAAATCCACCTCGAACATGTCATGCCTCCTTCTCGGTTGGGGTGGTCTTGGTCTTCGCGTCGCGTGCCGCCTTCAGCTTCCCGATGATCTCGACGGCCGCGTCGGCGCTGAGGTCTTCGATCCGCTCTGCGCCAAACGTAGCCAACCGCTGGCGCACGACGTCGTCGCGAATCCCGAGCGTTACGATGAGCGCGCGGGTCTCGCGCACCTGCTCCTCTGAGGCAGGGACCAGCGGACGAGCCTCGCTTGTCAGAATGTCCTCCCCAAACATGTCGGCGAAGAGCTGGTACGAGATCTCGAACTCGGTCTTGGGAAGTTTGTTCGAGCGGTCCTTGACGGGCTCCGCCATGAATTGCCCGTTCTTGTTCCGGAAGAGACGAAGGACGATGTCAAAGAGGTACGCGAGACTCTTCTCGGCATCGAACGTCGTCCCGGCGGGCTTCATGAAACCTCCGTCGGCATAAAGCGTCTTCTGGCGAGCGGTGCAGATCACGTTCATGTCGAGCGCGAGTAGTTGGCGCATGAGCTCGCGCCACTCACTCTTGATCGTGCCCCACTCGCGGGGGCCGAGCTCGTAGAACTCGTGCTTGAAGGCCTTCGCGTCCTTGTTGCGGCGCAGGAAGGTGTCGCTCCACTTCTTCTGAAGGCTCTCCCAGGCCACGGTGATCGGGTCGAGCGTGAAGGTTGAGTAACCGTGCTTGTTCCTTCGCAACCAACCGACAGCGTGCATCACGTCGTCGAACGTGGTCGCGTTGAGCACGCTGAAGTGATATGAGGCCCCATACAGTTCGGCCCCGCGCTCGAGATCCGCGACGGCGTTCTTCGGAAACTGGACCGCGAACGTTGTCTTGCCAGCGCCGCTCTCGCCGAACACGAGGACCTTGAGGCGCTTCGGACGCAGTTGCGCCTCGACGAACGGCGACTCCGTGTTGAGGTGTTGCGTGGCCGTCTCGTTCATGTCTTTCCCTCCGAGTCCTGGGTTGAGGTGCCATCGAGTAGCCGCCGGATCTTCCCGACGATCGCGTCCTGAAGCGCGTCGGCCATCTGTCGGCTGATCGGTTGATGCACGTAGTGCGGGTGCCCGCTCGCGGAGAACCGGCGCGGGTAGACGCAGATCACGTTGCCGTCGGCGGCGCGCACGATCCCGATGTCGTTCAGCAGGTGGTCTCCGAGCCGGACGCTCGCGTATCCGATCAGCCCGTTGGCGCCGGGCGCGAACCGGAATCGAACCTCGGTGATCGGGGGGATCGGGGCCGCGCCCTCGCCTGTCTCAACCATCAGGTCATCACCTCCAGTAGGGGCTTGGGGCCCATCCGAACCAGGTCCAGCAACGGCAAAACGGATAGCAACGCGTTTTTCGGTAAAGGTCCCATCGCGAGGATTTCCAATTGGGACTTTGTCGAAAATGCCGTTGCTATCCGTTGTCGCGTTGCTCGCGGCCATAAGCCGTTGTGGCGCAATGGGGGCCTGGTGGCCCTCAGCAACGCGTGATCGCGAGCAACGCGAGGGTGGGCCCGTGCGCGCACGTCCGTTTCGGCCGGACCATGCGTTGCTGTGGCCTCAAGTCGGGTCATGTGGCACCGCCTCCGGATCCGCCGACCCCGACCCCGACCCACACCCGTGACCGCTGGCGGTGTGACTGATGGACGCCGCGCGCCTTGAGCCGCTCCGCGAATCGGCGGCGGTCCAGCGGCCACTTTTCGCCGTTTTCCTCGCACCAACGTCCGTACGCGGCCCACAGGTCCTTCGACGGGCACCAGGCGTCCGGATCGAGCGTGCAGCGGTCGACGAGGAACTCGGCGAGCGGGTCCATCTCGTTCCGGAGCGAGACTGTGGCCTGTAGCACTACGGGCGGGACGCCGAGTCCCTGGTTCTGCCAAGCGAGGCAGCCGCGGACCGCCCAGGCGAGGATCGCCGGCCCCGCGATGGACGGGTTGCGGAGGAGCGCCTTCAGTTTCGGGTCGCGTTTCTCCTCCGGGACGACGCGGTCGAACGGGACGCGGAGGATGCGGCGCCAGATCGCATCATCGTCGTCCCGGACACGTGGCGCGTGGTTCGCGGCGAGCCACAACTTGAAGACCGGCCTGAACTCGAAGGCTTCCGCGTAGAGGAAACGGGCGGTGACCGTGTCGCCGCCGGTGAGCATCTTGACGAGCCCCTCGGCCAGCTTCTTCCCTTCGTCTACCTCGATCGACACGACGAACCGGGCGCCGGCAAGCCGGGCGATGTCGTTCCTTGGCCCTCCGGCGTAGTGGCGCACCAGGAAGGCCTCGAAGTCGGCGGTCGTGGCGTAGTCGCCGAGCGCCGCTTTGATGGCCTCGAGGAACGAGCTCTTGCCCGTGGCCCCTGGTCCCTGGACGAAGAACAACTTCTCCTCGCCGGTATCGCCCGTGACGGAGTAGCCGACGGCTCTTTGCAGGAAGTACTCGACGTCGGCGTTGCCCCCCGTACTCTCGACGAGAAGGCGTTCCCACTCCGGGAGCCGGGCGTCCGGGTCGTAGTCGACGGGCGCGAGTTTGGTGATGAGGTTCTTCCGGTCGTGAGGCCGCAGCGACCCACTTCTGAGATCGATCGTCCCGTTTCGACAGTTGAGGAGCCACGGGTCAGCGTCGAGGTCGGTGGGGATCACTGGGATGCCCGGTTCGCTCTGGGCGAGAGTGATCATCGCCTTGATGCGCTCAGCGCTCTCTGAGTGCAGCGCGAACGCGACGAGTTGCTTCTTCAACTTCGCGTCTGCTTCCTTGAGGGCCTCGTGCAAGAACGCGCGAATGGTCGCCTTCGCTCTGCGGACGACCTCACCGGTGACATCGCGGACCCAGCGTCGTCCATCCCAGTGCACCCACGACTTCCACTGATGGCAGAACCGAAGGTCTGCTCCGTGATGGGCAACGAGCCGTTTCGCGTTCCCGGCGTCCGTGAGGTGAAGGTGGACAGTCTTGATCTTCCGCTGGGGTGGTGTGGCAGGCTGGTAGCGGGAAACGCTCTTGGCGATCCGCCTAACCTCCTCGTTGAGGAGGGGCGGTTTGCATCGGGCTCGGTTCTCCTCCTTGAGCGCCGCAAAGATGGACGCGGGCTTCATCCCTCTCCGTCTCATCGTGCCGGCGAGGCTCGTCAGGTGGGTGTTGCGCTGACCCTCTGGAACCGGGTCGTCTTCAGAGTCCCCGTCGCTGCCGGCTTCGGCAGCCCCCTTCGGCTGGGCGACCAGGCGAAGCAACCAGTCCGGAGCGTCCGCGATGGCGACGTCGTCCGGGTGGCTGGAGACCTCCCACGCGTACTCCCGCCCGCTTGCGTGGCGGCTGGGGGGCGCGACGATGTAGCCGCCGTCGCCGCGAACGTCAAGCCCATCGAGCCCTGCGACCCGCGGTACGCTCCGAACGACGACGCTGTTGCCCGGATGTTTGAAGAGGACGTGCTTTCCGCCACTGCCTGTGAGGCTCTCAACTGAGGTCGGAAGGGGGCCGTGCTGCCGGATGAGCTCGGCTAGGCTCTCTTCGCCCCCGTGACGTGGGTCAACGTCGACGACGAAGACCCCGGTCGGAGCGCCGGTGAGGATCCCGACGTTCGCGTCGGGCCACCGCTCCCACCATCGGCGGATGGTCGCCTCGTCCGTGGTGGCGTCCTTCAGTCCCTTCTTCGTGCGTGGGTGTTTGCCTGGGCTGGAACAGTCGGCGTCCTCACAAGAACATCGCCCATCGGTGGGGGTGTGAAGGGGAAGTACGCGCCAGCCGGCTCGTGCATACTGGAGGCTCGAAGTGAGAAGCCCACGAGCTGAATCGCGATCCCGAGTCATGTTCTCTCCACACGTCACGTCACCCGCTGCGCGCGGGCCCGAATGAGGTTGACGAAGTCTACGGAGACAACTATCATCATGAATAGATGACTCGACCGCTCGCGATTCTGAAGATCGAACTCTTCAAGCGACTGGATGCAGCGACCGGGGTCTATCCCTCTGGCGGAGAGCAGAAGCTCCTCATCTCACAGTCGTGGGCCGACGAGGCCCTGAAGGCCGGGGAGTTCGACCGTTTCCTCCGGCTACTCGAGGACCACAGGGAAGCGAAATCTGCGGACGCGGCAACGTCCGCGGGTCGGGAATCGGGGGAAGGTTCGAAGCGTCGCCGGGCGAGCACGCGAGGGCGACCGAGGGCCGATGATCCCGACGACCTTCGAGCGCTTATCCTTGCCCGGCAAGTCATGCGAACGGTGGCGAAGGACGTCTACGTGGAGCGTTTCCGGGCGCAGTGCTTCGGCAGCCCGGTGCGGGTTATCTCCGACGCGGAGGCGGCGGCCTTCCTAGGCTCTCCTGCCCTGCGCTTGCTCGAGAAGGCGACACTTGAAGAAAAGGGAGTGCCCATCCTTGACCATCGCGCCGCGCTCAAGCTGGATGATCGAGGGTCGACGAGGACCGCGCGGTGGGAGGTCGGGCGAGTTGAGATCGAATGGGGACGAAGGCGTCGCTTCTTTCCGGTGAACGCTTGTTGGGAGATCCCTCCGCCTCGTATCCTTCGCTGCGAAGGGTTCGGTTCCATCCCCGAGTCACTCTGGGTGTATCAGGACTCCTGGCTCGATAGCCTGCGAGCCGCGGCACACCATGTCGCGCTCGGTTGGGAGTGGACCGATGCGAACGCAGTCCGTTTCATCCTGACGGGCTACGGGCCCGTCCCGGCCCCTCTGCGAACTACGAGCACGGTGAATCTCTCCGGTGGCGCAAGCTTTCAGAGCGCCGTCATCGAGGTCCATGCCCAGCCCTTCGTTTCTCCGAAGGACGTGGCCGCCAGCTTCGCGCGGGAGCAGCGGAAACTGCTGGGGCACCGCAAAGGGCCTGCGATTCAAGAATCGAACCTCCGGCTTCTTGACTTCGTGCTGGGTCGCATCAGCGCGCTCGGAAAACTACCCCCCTGGGAGACCCTACGACGAGCCTGGAACAGGGAAGTGAAAAGCGCATGGCGGTACTCGGAGGCTGATGCCGCGCACATACGGAACGACTTCAATCGGACGCGAGAAGCCGTCTTGCACCCGGGCTACGAACGCACGCTGGCTCCGGGAGTGAAGTACCGACTGGTACCGGTCAAGCCAAAAGGGCGGGGAAAGCCGCTCGCTCGGCGACGCAGTCGCTTGCCCGCTTGAGACCCGCTTTGCTCTTGACGGGTTAGAGGGGCTGTAGCAGAGTTCTCGGCAAGACTCGACTCTGAGCCTCGGTCGGCCGGGGTCTCCACGCTCATGACTCGCGCGTGGTGGCCCCGGCTTCTGCTTTTCGGGGCGGGCTATGAAGGGCGGAGGGGAGCGCACGGATGATCTGGCCGCCCTGGGAGGAGCCGAAGCCGATGAGGGTGACCGTGGTGAACGTGCGATCGGGCCCATGGGCGAGGCTCGGGATCGTGCTCCGCAGCGTGCTCGTGGCCGCGCTGCGTGCCCGGGCGTGCGTTGCGACGCGGGCTCGCGAGGCTGAGCGACGCGTGGGAGAGGGCGCTGTGATCGGGCGGCTGGAACGGGTGGGCGTGCCAGCATGATACGCCAATTGGTAGCACTATGGGTGATTAGTGAGACGTTGGTGACACCAACGTACAACCCCGTAACTCAAGGTACTGTGCGGGCTTATGAACGGCGGGTGACGGCGACCCCGGGTTGCATCCGGTGGCAGGTTTTTCCACCAAGGTCCCAGGGGCGTTCCAGGCGGACGTTCCAGGCGTTCCGCCCGTTCCAGCGAGCGGGCAGAGGCGCGGCAACGCGCGAAACGGTAGGGGGATGTGGTGACGGGGCGTAGCGAGATCCAGATGGTCCGGGCGGTCGTCCACTGGGACGTGGCACGCCTGCGGCCGTACGAGAGGAACCCGCGGACGCACAGCGAGGAGCAGGTGGCGAAGATCGCGGCGAGCATCCTGGAGTTCGGGTTCACGAACCCGATTCTGGTGGACGGGCAGGCAGGGATCATCGCGGGGCATGGGAGGCTGCTCGCCGCAAGGAAACTCGGGATGAAAACCGTCCCGGTGATCGAGCTGACGCATCTCTCGGAGGCGCAGAGGCGTGCCCTCGTGATCGCCGACAACCGGCTGGCGCTCGATGCGGGCTGGGACGAAGAGCTGCTTGCCGAGGAGCTACGGGCCCTGGATGGCGAGGACTTCGACCTGGCCGTCACGGGGTTCGACGATGACGAGCTGCGCGACCTCCTCGAGGTCGAGGATGAAGTGGTCGAGGTCGCCACACCCGACCCGCCGACCGACCCGGTCAGTCGGGCGGGAGATCTCTGGCGGTTGGGCGAACACCTCGTGCTCTGCGGGGATGCGACCGACCCGGACGTCGTACGGCGTGTGGCCCCCACTCCGGCGGCCATGGCGTTCGTCGATCCGCCGTACGACATCGGGTATCGGGGCTCCGCACGGCAGGTCATGGAGGGGAACGCGCGACGGCCCATCGCGAATGATGATCTCGGCGCGGCGTGGGAGCCGTTCATCGGGAAGGTCGTGGCGAACATCCTGGCCAGCACGCGTGGGGGCGTGTACGTCTGCATCAACTGGCACCGGGTCCACACGCTGCGGGAGGTGTGGCTCCAGTCTCGCGGGCATCTCTCGACGGTCATCACCTGGGCGAAGCACACGTTCGTCCTTGGGGGAGGCGACTACCATCCGGCCTCCGAGCTGATCCTCTATGGCTGGCGTGAGGGAGCGAAGCGCTTCTGGGGTGGGGCTGATGGCGAGATGAACGTCTGGCACGTCGACAAGCCCGCGGCGAACCCGCTGCATCCCACGCAGAAGCCCGTTGCGCTGGTCGCGCGGGCGATCCGCAACTCCTCGAGGAAGAGGGACGTGGTGCTGGACACCTGCGCGGGGTCGGGGACCACGTTGATCGCGGCGGATCAACTCGGACGGCGTGCAGCGTGCGTGGAACTCGACCCGGCGTACTGCGATGTCATCTGCTGCCGGTATGAGCAAATGACGGGCAGGAAGGCAACGCGGGACGACGGCCGGCCGTTCGAACCGAGACATCTGCCAGGCACGAGGGAGATCCAACGATGATGGAAGTTCGAGCCTGCGCCAACTGTCGGAGGCTCTTCGCCACTAGGAAGCGGGCCCAACGGTATTGTTCTCGCGAATGCGGTGCATCGATTCGGCCCCGCCCTGGAGGGAATCGAAGAGGGCCGCAGACCTTCCGAGATTGTGCACAGTGTGGGCGCCGCTTTGGTCCCATCCGCCATCTCAGTAGACGATTCTGCTCTCCGAGATGCCATTACGAGAACGCCCGTGTTCCGGAGAGGCGCCGCCTGAAGCCCACGCCCGCCGCGCGCCGTGCCCAACGCCGTGTCGCCTTTCTCATTCAGGCCGGGCGACTCCACCGGCCGGCGACGTGCGAAGAGTGCGGGAAGGCTGGACGCGTCGAAGCGGCGCACAGAGACTATGCACGACCCGCGGATGTTCGCTGGCTCTGCATCAGCTGTCACCGCCGATGGGACAAGGCAGAGCCGAAGGGTGGGGTCACCAACGATCGCCGCTGGGACCTGAAATCGGTCAGTGTCCTCCCGGGGCGGAGTAACACGGTGTTCACAAGAACCGCAGATTCATCAGGCGGAGACATCGCATGTCCGACCAGTTGATCTCGCTCCGTGAGTACGCGCGCCGGCGAGGGGTCTCGCACTCGTCGGTCCGTCGGGCCGTGCGGTCGGGGCGGATCACGACGATCAACGGGAAGATCGATCCCGCTCGCGCGGACATCGAGTGGGCGGAGAACACCGACCTGACCAAGCCGAGGAACAGCGTCACGGGCGTGCCGAAGATGGTCCGCGATCCGGTGGGCCCTGCGGAGCCGATGGACCTCGAAGGCCACGCGGAGATCGATCCGTCGCCCGTGCCGAGCGGTCCGGGGTCGGCGCGCACCTTCGCCAAGGCACGCACCGCGCGGGAGGGGTACGAAGCGCGTATCGCGAAGGTGAAGTACGAGCGACTCACCGGGCAGTTGATCAGCGCGGACGAG